TGCGCGGCAAAACCGGTAAGGAACGGCTGGACGCGATTGGCAATCTGATGGCGCTCGGAGTTCTGACTTATGCGGTCTACCCCGCGCTCGACACGGCCATCCGAAAGCTGACGGGAGACCCGGAAATAAGCAAGTTGCGACGCGGCCCGTCCGCGGTTCCTTCGGAGTTGACCAAGGCGTGGCAGGGCGAGAGCGAAGGGTTCCAGAAGGTGCTCAACAACCTGATGATATGGTCGCCTGTGACCCGCACGGGTATGGAGCAGGTGACGAACAGGGACTTTGCTGGTCGGCCGATCCGCGAGCCGGGCTCGCCAATGCGCGAACAAGTTGGGCAGACCTTGGAGCACGCGGGGCAGGGGCTCGTGTCGCCTTACAGCCTGTTCTCGCAGGCGACGCGCGAAGGCGGTGTCGGTCTTGGCATCTTCCGCAACCAACTGCTGGGCATCCGCCAGCCATCGGAAGGCGCGCAGAGATACGAGACGCGAAAGGGTAAATATCAGCATCGCGGCGCGGCGCGGCGCGAACGCCGGCCGCGTGGACCGATCGAGCAGTTCTTCAGCGAGTAGAGTGATGCGGCTTCTGATCGTCGATTACGCCGGGTCCGGCCTCGACCTCGCCATGCGGGCAGAAGCCGCGGGGCACGACGTGCGTCTGGCGATCAAGCAAGAGGACAAGCAGAAGCACATTGGCGAGGGGTTGACGAAAGTTGTCGATGACTTCCGGCCTTGGTTACGTTGGAGCGAGCTGGTCGTCGCGACCGACAACACCAAGTACATGATTGAGCTGGACCGGCACCGGCGGGAGGGCGGGGTCGTCATTGCTCCTTCCCCCGAGGTAGCCGCGTGGGAGCACGACCGCAGCGTGGGCCAACGGGTGTTTCGCCGGGCGGGGATCGCTACGCTCCCCTCCTACGAGTTCGATAGCTTCGACCGGGCGATTGCATTCGTGACCAGGACGATGGAGCGCTACGTCTGCAAGCCGAACGGGACGGACAGCAATGACAAGTCGCTCTCTTACTGCTCCAGCAGCCCCGCAGACATGGTGTACATGCTCAGCCGCTGGAAAAAGCAGCACAAGCTTAAAAACCCGTTCGTGCTGCAGAGGTTCATGCCCGGCATTGAAATGGGTGTCTCGGGCTGGTTCGGACCTCAGGGTTTCATGGGAGCCTGGGAAGAAAATTGGGAGTTCAAGAAGCTGCTGAATGATGACATGGGCGTGGCGACTGGCGAAATGGGGACCGTGCTGCGCTATGTTACCCAGTCCAAGCTGGCGAACAAGGTTCTCAAACCGTTGACGCGGCAGCTCTTTGCAGCGCATTATATTGGAGATGTCGATGTGAACTGCATCATCGATGCCCGAGGCACGCCTTGGCCCCTGGAGTTCACTGTCCGACTCGGCTGGCCCGCGTTCCAGCTCCAGCTGGCTCTTTTGAAAGACAAAGACCCGATCCGATGGCTGCACGATCTGGCAACCGGCAAACTGAAGGGCGTTCCGTTTTCAACCGACCGCGCCGCGATCGGGGTAGTGCTCTCCATTCCCGACTATCCTTACAGCCGTGCGACGCAGAAGGAGGTCGTGGGGGTCCCGGTCTATGGACTTACCAAGGGCCTGTGGCCGCATGTCCACCCATGCGAGATGATGTTGGGGAGAGCGCCGATCCGACGCGGCGATCAGATGAAGGAAGAGCCGGTCCCGGCGACGGCAGGCGACTACGTGCTGGTCATGACGGCAACGGGCACGACGGTGCAGGAGCTGCGGGACAAAGTGTACCGCCGGCTAGCCCGGATCAAGCGGCAGATGCCCTCCAGCCCCATGTACCGGACGGACATCGGCCAGCGGCTGGCTACCCAGCTCCCACGTCTCCAAGCGATGGGCTATGGCTTGGGACTCCAGTACGCGAGCCAGTCCTAGCGCCTCCAGAGAAGCTGCACCGGCTCACGCACAAAGCGCTCGACACCTACGACATGGTGCTGAGTACGCCGCTGCATCATGTGCCCGACAACGAGCGCAAGATGTTCTTTAACGGCAAGCTGCGCGCCGCCCGCGACGTGTTTTACGGCCGCATGCGGATCGACGAGCACGCGCTTAAGCGTCAGAAGCTGGATGAGATTCCGAAGCTGCTGGAGGAAATTCGTCAAGCGAAGCTTGATAATCCAGCTTTGTCAGTGCACGGTCGATCAGGTTTAAAACAAGCAGTCCAGGATCGAGGTCTCTGATAGCCTCGCAGTACCCGAGCATGAACGCTTTTCGCCCCGAGGAAGGTAGCATCTCTAGTTGTGCAGTAATGCGCTCGGGACGCAGCCTGAGAGCTTCAATGTACCCGAAAACGTAATAGGCTCGTTCCTGTTCCGTGGGGATCGTCGCTTTGCGTTGTTCTGGCGTTCTCATGTTGTGCCGCCATTGCTATTGCCGGGTGTTTCAGATTGATCACGATGCACGGGACTGCACCCGTCGAGTATGCCGTGCCGTGTCCTAGATCGCATCCAACCTCGCGCGCGATAATTTTCTGCTCCATGAGCGCGAGGCGGGTTTCGCGATAGCTGTTTGCATTCTGCACCGCCCACTTCTGGAACGCCTTGACCGGCACGTAGGCGAGACCTGTATCCAGCTCATGCCGCACCAGTAGCGAGCCGCGAGGTTCGCTCACCGGGTAGAGCGCCGATCCATTCATCATGCCGCCGCTTTTTACCACCAGCGTGTTCGCGTTCCACTCGTTGAGCATAGTCACCAGATGCTCAGCTGCGTTGGCAAGCTGTGTCGTCAGGGCAAGTTGATGCGTCTTGTCCTCCAGGCTCAGGATCGCCCAATCGATATAAGCATGCGGCGCTTGCGGGATCAGCTTCAGCTCGTGCATGATTTCACCCGCGACTGTCATCGCTGCTAGCATCCGCAGCCAGTAACGCGCCTGATGCGGCCACCGCGTGCGCTCGCCTAGCGTACGAAAGCAGGCTTTAAGCCGCTGTTTGACTTCTGCTTCCTTGCCTTTCGTGCAGTAGATATGCCTTAGCAGTGCGTCGCCGGCGGTTCCGGCGTGTTTATAGAGTTCTTCGCGCATCCGGTCGCCATCCCACAACTTCACCTCAGCTGCAAGCGTGGCGCGGAACTCCATCACGCGCCACGCTTGCGCTGTGGTGTTCGGGTCGGACTGGAGATAGTCGAACAGGGACTTGTTGGCGTTGCTGACGAACATCGTGTTCCAGTGCCCTTTAGGGCGCTTGATGTGCGTCCCCGTGGGGTCCATGCGGGTCTTGTCTTCGTTCGCGTCGAACGCCTTCACTAAGTCTCCGCTACCCTCGTCAACCGGAAGCTCGTTGAACGTGATCGTCATGCCGCCCATGACTGCCATTGCGGCGTAGCGCGAGGCGAGCGTGTCCCGCTCCATGATATCGAGCGACTTCTGGCCGTAAATTGATTGCCCCCCTGTCATGCTCGTTGTCTTCCCCTTCGCACTTTCAGGCGACCACGCGTGGAACATGCCGCCGCCTTCGGTCGAACTCATATAGATCATGAGCGGGCCAGCCGCGCATGCGAGAATTGTAAGAACATGCGTCTCCATGCCGGACTGAAAAAACATCGCGATCAATCTGGTCCATTCTTCCAGCGATGCGCCTTCCGGCGGGCGCATGGCCTTCGAACGCAGCTCGACTTCCGTACTGACCCATACGTCGCGCAAGCCGTCTTCGGTGTACAGCTTGCCGGCGTAAAGGAACCCGTCGCGTTTCAAACCAAAGCTTTCATAGAGGACTTCAACCCGCTTCTCGCGCCGGTATAGGGTGTCCTGCTGCTCCCGCATATACGCGCGAAAAAATTCGGGGTGATGCACGAGCATCCCCTTGCTCTGCATAATCTCGCGCACGTTGGAGCCAAACTGTACGACTTGGTCGATAGTCGTATCTTCCCACGTCAGCCCGCCGGGACGCAGGAACCGCACTGCTATCGTCTCCTTGCCGTCTACTTCGTTTTTCAGGATCGCGCGTAGCTCGACTTGGCCCCCGAGAAAAGGATCGCCCAGGTTTCCCGTTTTGGTCTCTGTCGTGTGAACACGGCCCGTATCGAAATCAAGACGGTATTTTCCCGTTCCTGTCAGGTCCTCGGCAGGCTGCGAAGCGCTGACGGCAGGCCGCATGCCTACCGCCAGCGCCACCGCTGCGAGCGTGTCTACTTGCTGCGTGACTTCCGAGCTGCCAGCAAGCTCTGCAAGTTGCGGCGGCGGGTCTGCCACGCGCGGGTAGCCGAGAGCGATCGGGGAGTTGATTCTGCCTTTGAAGGGGCAGGCTTGGCAGAGCGCTGCGGACCCGGCTGACGACCCTTCGAAGGTTTTGCAGAGGGTGCCTCCGCTTCCTTCCGGCCGCCGGTCCATTTTGTCGTCGGCTTCGGCAGGTCGGTACCGGGCGTCTCCTGCCGAAATGCGATGGAACCACTCTCGCCCTCTTTCACCGCAGAGCACGGCAACATGGGCGATGCCTCGCCATACCGGCTCGGGTATTCTTCCAAAGGCCCGCTGGAACCAGATAAACTGTCCACAGCGCGCTGCAATAAGCTCAATATCGGCCTCAACGTCTGAATAAACTCCTCCCGCTGCCGCTGCAGCAAGCGACTGCGGTTCCGCATGAAGTTGTACTCGTTGAGAACCTGCTGGTGCTGGTGGAGCAAGTTGTCGTATTCTTCCTGTTGGGCTTCCATCTTTTTCTTCAGTCGCATCGCATGCCTCCGATAAGCAGTTGAACTCGGCGCGGTGATAAGGCCCGCACAGTGCGCCTACGAGTGTGACGGGCTGTCCGTTCATAATCAATCCGTAGGTCGAAGCGTTACCACGCTCGCACGCCTTTCCAATTCGTTGTCCCCGGCGTTCGCAGGATAGACGCGGCGTCTGCTGTTCTGGCGGGGTCCATATGAAACCCGAGCTTGCTAGCGCGATGTTTGAGCCCCTGCGCGTATGGCAGCCACTCGTGCAGGGGCAGGGCTTCGTCGAACGGCCAGTATGCATGCAGGCCAAACCCGGAGCTGACGACTACGGGACGCGGAAGCGGCGCGGCGAGACAGAACGCGCCAAGCGCTTTGATCGCTTCACCTCGGTCTGCATAGGGTGCTGTAGGCTTGCCTTCGCGCGTGTCGATGTCTGCCCATAGCGAGCGGATGCGATGGACGTTCGTTTGCTTCCGGCCGCTCCTGCTGGTCCCTGGTTCTTTGAATGCCGCGCACGCGTGGTAGGTATCGTACCCGCTGGCGCTCCACCGTTGAAGAAAGTCAGCCTGTTCTTCGAACGAGGCGCACCAGCGGTGATACATACCGTCCGGCGTTTTGGCGATCGCGACCTTCCATCCGTCATGCGGCAGGATGTGCTGCAGGAACAACAGGGTCGCGTTTGACATGGCGTCGGACCAGCTCTTTCACGTACGTCTTGCGGTACCGCTGTGTCAGATGTGCCGGGATCGGGAACCGAGTATCGCGCGCGATAGCCGCCTCAAGCAAATCGAGAAGCCGATGTGCCTCCCGGCCCGGTGGCGTGCCAGGACTGGGCACGCGCTCGTGCACCAGCCAGCTGCGGACAGTAGTGTACGGCCGACCGAACCACAAAGCCGCATCGGCTACGGCCATATTCCCCCGTTTCATGCAGCGCACAAGCCGAGGCGTGAAACGATTGTTCTCCATTCATTTACCTCGGGTCCGTGTTGAGGTTCATCGCGAACGCGAGCGCCTCATTGAGTGCCGAAGTCATATCCTGCGGCTGGGCGAACGCCGGACTGCCGGGAGCAGGAGACGCCCGCGTCTCCTGGGGTGGGTTCAGCATTTGTTCGGGCAGCATCTGCAGGGAGGCTGGCAGGGCCGGCTGCGGGACCTGCTGGGGAGCCGCCTGAGTGGGGAGTGGCTGCCCTGGTGCAAAGACCTCCTGAGCCGCGGCCGGCGGCTGTGGGGCTGCCTGAACCGGCTGAGAGCGGGGTTTACGCCCCGAGCCCGGCCGGCGTCCGCCATGCCCCGGCGCTTCGCTGGCAGGAGCCGCGACTGCTGGCAGCGCCGGGGCCGGCATCGCCACCGGCGCTGCCAGTGCGGGGGTGCTTGCAGCCGGAAGTGCCGGTCCTGTCCAGGGCTTGTCTAGCCGGCCCACAATTTTGTCCGTGACCCCGCTGTCGATCAGGTCGTCGATCGCCGTGCCGAACGCCAAGCCCTGATCGGGCGCGGTGAGCGCCTGTCCCTGCTGGTTGACGATAAACGTCCAGCCGCCCACTTGATTAGCCTGTACGGACGAAATCCACGCCGCCGCGGCGAACGCCAGCTCGCCGTTCTTACCGTCCACGAACGTCAGCCGCGTTACAACATCGTTCAAGTCCGCCTTGCGGTCGGTTCCTGGCGTTTTCATCGCTTGCAGCTGACCGGCGTACTTAACCAGCGTCTTGAGCGTCGCGGGGGGGATTTGCAGCTGATAGACGAGCCCGGTGTCGTTCAGCACCAGGACTGCCATCTTCTTACGGTCGCTGCACGGCTTGCTGCGGTTACCGGTGACCTCGTTGATTTTGCTCCGCTCGTTGTGAACGCACTCCGCACAGGTGCGCGCCTGCTTTTCTTGTGCATCGGCCGACGGGGCCACGCCATTGTCGGAGAAGCACACGGGCGGGATGAACTCGACCGCATTCGGATCGAACGGATCATCCCCCCAGTAGACCTTCGACTTGTGCGGGTTGACATCGACGATCACCACGTCGAGGTGCAGCGTATTGACCGAATAGCGCATGCCGGCCGCATCGACGAGCGCGAAGCGGTTGCCACGGATCGAGATGTGAGGCGGCAGCAAGACGCCCAGATCGGCAGTCGCGTCCGTCGTCAGCGTCACCTGCCGGCGGCGATTGAAAACTGATACTTGTTGGTTCATGATTTCCTCACTTGCCACTCCGTGAAACGGTCGAGGGCAACACCGGGCGGCAAGTACCCGCCATGCTGATCCATGTACTCTTTGACGGCTTCTTTCGCGATGTGCGCCGTGAGAAACTGCCGTGCGTTATTGGCGAAGACAAAATCGTGGAAGGCGTCGCGATCTTCGCACGTCACGCGGGTCTGTTCAACGGGAAACGCCGTGCCCGAGTCCGTTTTCACTGCCGCCAGATTGTTCTGCTGTGCGAACAGGGCGATTCCGTTTGCCAGCGTCTTGAGCGCGTCCTGGTACGGCTTCATGCGCTCGGCATGCGCGTCGCTCTCCGCTTTCATGTAGTTGCGGATTTCTAGATACTTCGCAACCATCCCTTCAGCGTTCATTGCGCGCCCCCATAAGCATAAGCTCGATAGCCGCCTTCATGGCCCACGCGTTTTTTAGGAGCAGTTCCTCGACTTTATCGAAGGGAATTATCGGCGACTCCAAATCCATTTCTTCCAGCACTACCTCACACACGTTGAGAGGTATCCAATACCCTGCCGGCGATCGGTATCGGACAGTTTTCATCATAGCTCGCTATCCTGTATCAAGCCGAGCACGACATTCATAAGGTTGCTGTTTTCAGCCACCCGTCTGTATATCTCCCGCTCTACCCGATGCCCCACGATGTGCACCACACGCTGCGTTCTGGTTTGTCCAGGCCGGCGAATACGCCGGTTAGCCTGCAGGTACGTCTCCGTGTTGTCGATCGGCGCGTACCACACGACCGTGGGACACACGGTCAAATTTAACGAATGCGACATGGTTCGCGGATCGGCGATCAGCAGCCTCGGGTCGCGATCACGCCGGAAGCTGCTGAATATCTCCGTCCGCTCCTTGAACCCTACCGCGCCGGTTATCACGGCGTGCGTATACTCTTTCAGCGTCGTACTTAACAGACTTACTACACTGGTGAAAGGGGCGAAGAGAATCAATTTATCGTTACTCTCCTCGATTATCTCCCGCAGCACGGCGATCCGCGGGCCACAGGGGACCTTATGCGCCGCGTGCAGATCGTCATAGACGGCACCCGAGACAATCTGAAGAAATTTGATCCTCAGCGCCGCGGCGTTCACGGCGGATATGGTCGCCCCGTTTTTAGTCTGCAGCAGCAACTCGCGCTTCAGCTCCCGCAGCATGGACAGTTGCTCGGCCGTCAGTGTCGCCTCACGCGTTTGCGTGATCATGGGCGGTAGCTCAATGCATTCGTCGAGGGTCGCGCGTACCGCGGGCTGCAGCGTGTCTTTGACGAGCTGGGCCGCGCCGATGCGGGGCTTCCACACGGTGTGCGTCGGGAACTTGTCAACCGCGATCATGGTGCGCGAACGCCAGCTGGCGAACGTTTCTGGCCAGCCGGGCATCTGCAGTTTTTTCAGCCCGTGTGCGTCTTCGGGTCCGTTAGGCGTCGGGGTTCCCGTAAGGAGCCACACGTAGTCGCGTGAAGAGAGCAGAGTTCGCGCCAAGCGGCTGCGCCGCGTTGCGGCGTCCCGGTAGGCACCGGCTTCGTCGATAATAGCCAGTCGTATATCCCGTCGTTCTCGGAGGGCGGCGGCAAATCCTTCATAGACGAACCCTTTCCTAGGGTCGCGACGAACACCCACCCCGACACCATCGTGGTTGATGATGTAGAAGTCTACATTTTCGTTCAGCAGCTTCAAGCGCTTTTCGGCCGAACCGTGGAGCACTACGCAGGAGCGGCGGTTCAGGAAATTGGCGTAAATCTCCTGCTGCCACGTATCGATCAGCGAGCTGAGCGGGGCCACGATAATCGCGCGGAACCGGTCGCGAGCGCGCTGCATCATCGCGTCGGCAGCCCACAAAGCGCAAAGCGTTTTGCCAGTTCCAGGGTCCGAAAGATCGAACGCGCGAGGATGCACGGCGAGAAAATTCGCGCGCAGCTTCTGCGAAATCATCGGAGCCTTGATATGCGGACCATGCGGCCAGTCGTACTCGCGGTCGAGGATTGGCAGCACGGGGAGCCCTACTGCGCGGATCGCCTGAAACGTCTCCAGGGTCGCGGGGGCGAACACATGGTTGTCGTTGAACGTGCCAGACTGCGGCACGTACTTGAGGAACGTAGCCGGGTCTTTGACTTGGTAGACGACAACGTTGTGTTTTTCGCTATAAAACACGAATTACCTCAAATGTAAGCTCGTTTTTCTGATCCACGCTGACGATGATTGCAGTGCCTTGAGCCTTGACTACGTCGCGCAGTAACTTCCGCTGCAGCTTGGTCGGCTTTTCGCCGTAGGCTTTACACTCCAGCGCAAGAAAATCGCCCGCTACGCACGCGTAGCAGTCAACGCCCCGTTTCCCTAGCGCTCCCTGCACGGGCCAGAACTGGTAAGCGCCTCGTTCAGCGAGCCACTTTTTCAGCTTCGCTTTGACTTCGCCCTCGGGCGTTCTCATTAGACTTGCTCTGTTGCAGCAGCCCCCTTGAGATGCGCCGCATAGAACCGAAGCGCCTCTGCCGCACATTTATCCGCATCACTGAGAGGCAGCCGAGAACCGCTGACAGGATCATATCGCGGGGCTTCGAAGATCAGAGCGTATGCCAGTAAGCGCTCGATCCGGGAAAGTTCATCTGCCGTCATAGCTTGATCAGCCTATCTTCAGCAAAAGGCAAAGCGACGCCGGTTGGCAGCTCCACCCACCATTTATCGAGTTCGGTGTCGTATCGATCGATGACGCCTTGCATGGCCAGCGTTTTGCGTAACGCATCAACGTAGGTCACTTGGACCTTATCGCCCTTCTCCAAGCGCATCATGCGCTATCGTTCCCACCAGGGAAAACGGTGATGTTGGGCTTGGTTGGAACTGTGTTTGTAGCTAGTATGAGAAAAATACTGTCCTTTGGTATAACAGCGTTTTCGGCGACAATGTACCCCTCCATTTTCAAAACAGACACCAACCCGGCGAGCACAACGCCAGGCGGGAGAATTACATCGACCCAAGTCTCGCCGACAGGTTTGAGAAGAATTCGGACGTTCATAGGTCTCCCCGCTCTTTGCTGATTTCGTGCAGCATGCCATCGACGTTGAACTTCAACGCGCAGAGCTCCTCTTCCAAATCCGGGTAACGATCAGCGCCGCGATGAATGATCCACACCTCAAGAAAGTGCCGCCAAGCCGACTTGAGATACTGCTCATAAGGTATTCCCTTTTGCCAGTTGTCCGAGTCGCGCATCGTGCCGTCAGCCTGCTTTCTGTGCCGCTGCATGTATTGACAGAAGACTTTTACGACACGAGGCGACATGAACCCCTCGGGATCGATCTTGCTGGCGTCGTCATCCCGCGTTGCTCCGGTTTCGAACTCGCGCATCGTTAGTCCTTTCGTTCGACTAGACAGATAGTGTCGTTGTGCGCCCCACCATGCCGCATCGAACCTCACTTCTGCCCTCGATTATACTCGCAGTCTTTCACGTCGCACCAGCCGCAAAGCGGGTTCGGCCGCTTAGGCCAGTCGCCCCGGCTCTCGATCTCGTTAAGCTGACGCCGCACGCTGCGCGCCGTGCGCTCCGTGTCGCTAAGATCGTGCGTCTCTCCCAGCCGGCCGTCCTTGAGCCACACGTAGTTACCGTTGATAATCTCAAGACCGGGGTAGTATTTCTGCAGCACCCACGCCTGCAGCTCCAGCTCGAACGGGTCTTCGCGCACCTTGCCCGTTTTCCAATCGAAGATTTGCGCTTGATGCGTGCCGCGCGCCGTTACCGTGATGTCAAGACGGGTGTAGATGAACGCATCATGATGCCAGCTCGCTTTGAAAGGACGTTCTTCAGCGTCGAGTGTCAGCACGCGTTCTGCGCAGACTTCCACAAGTCCCGGCAGCCGGCAGCCAGCAATCTTGGATGCGATCGGCTCGTACTGCGCGAACCGGTCTGTCAGCGCTTTGCCCTGCGCAATGCGGTCTTCGAGCGCCTTGTGGGCGTCGATCCCATACTGCTGCGCTTCGGTCTTCTCCCCGCGTGGCAAGTCTTTCACGACGTATCGGCGATACGCCTTGTAAGGGCAGTTCGCTTCGTCGTTCAAAAAACTATAGCTGACAGGGAAACCGAGAGGCATTTAGTCTTCCCCAGCATCTGCGGCGGGCTTAGCCCTAACTGCCGCAAGCGCAATACCGCGCATCTGCTCAAACCCCCGCTCGTATGCCGAACGGGTCCCACTATCGGATAGCGCTGGGTCATGGTGCGGGCGAGCGCGAGTGATCGTGTCGATCGCGTACCTTTGAGCATCCATCACGCTAAAGCTCTCACCACGGCCTGGAAGATGTAGTCCTTAGCCTTTTGTTCTGCCGGAAGCTGGTCGTAAGGCATGAAACAAGGATGCTCTTTCTTCGCTGAGTCCTTGATCGGTCCATAGACCCACCCATCCGCTTCCTTCTCGATGAGCCAAGAATTATGGCTATCAGAGGGTTTTGCATCTGGCTGCGACAGGGTGAACTCGACGCCCGCGATGGCGCTCTGACGCTGCCACTCTGGCGCGTCCTCCCACACTGGCTGCGAAGTGTCGCCCAGTGATAGGCAGTAGGCTCGATTGACTTCGTGGCAGACACGCGCGATTTCTTCGACTGATCTCACTTCTTTGTTTCCTTCAAACGCCCTATATGCCCTTCAGACCCCAGCGGAATATCCGGAGCCCATGCTGGAGGCTGGCGCATCAACTCCTGCAGCCAGCGGAACACGTCGTCAGCTATATCACGTTTAACCACTAGCACAAGATCGTCATGGCGCATTAACGCGATCTTGAGCCCCTGCGCAATAATATTACCCATCTTCTCGCCGATATAGACCCGCGCCAGGGCCTGGATGCAGTTTTCCACGATTTTGGCCCCGTAAAGCTTCGACCAGCCCGTGCGCCGCTTCACTACCCACCCATCGATCTCGCCATCCCAGCGCAGCGTGTCGTAAATCAGCGGGCAGCCGTTCGGCAGCCAGATACACCCCTCGCCGATCACCATCGGACCCCAGCGCAGCTTGCGCCCCGCCGCGAGACATTTCAAGATGAAGCCCGCCTGTTCCCAGTAGTCCACGACCATGGGGTGCGTCTCGCGGTAGGCGTCGCGAGCTTGCATGCCTTGCGCCCAATCAAGCTTGATTCCCGCTCTGGTCCGCAGCGTCCGCCTGATCTTGTCCCCTCCTGAGCCGTAGCCTGCCTGAAGTTCGAGTACCTTGCCAACCTGCCGTTCGGTCGGGTGATCAATTTTGTTGACCTCGTAACCGTAAAATGCGGAGGCGACGTGCGAGTACGGGTCCTCCCCCTTGCGAAACCGCTCGATCACGTCTGTCTGTCCCGCCTCATAGTTTAGCAGCCTAGCCTCGATTTGTGAGGCGTCGATTACGATCACCACCTCGTCGTCTGCCGCCGCCTCGACGCACGCCGCGATTTCGGGAGTGAAGTTTTGCGGGTTGATTTTGTCGCCCCCCGACCAGCGCGTAGTTGCAGCACCGGCGTAGTGCAGATAGAGACAGAGCGGTCCGCGCGCAGCCATGTCGATCAGTCGGCGCGTCCGCGTTTCTTTGATCGATGACTGCACCGCGAGCCTTGCTTCCGCGAGCGCGACAATCTCTTCGTCGCCGCTCTGTAGCAATTCTTCCATGAATGGATCAGTCGCAGCGAACGCGTAAATATCTCCGTTCTTACCGCTTTTGATCTGCGGCTCAATCTCTAGCTCCCGTAGCCTCGCGGCGAACGCCTCGGGCGAGCGCAGCTCTTTCGGATCTTCCGCGCCCACAGCACGCAGCAGCCCGGCCTTGCGGGCTTTCTCTGCCGCCTCGACTACCTCCAGATCACCTGGAGAAGCCCGCAGGACGGGTTCGGTGAACATGCGGATCGTGCAGTCTATCAGAGAGTACTCAGAGCGGGGGAAATAGGGGGCAAGATGGTCCTTGAAGATGTCCATCGTCAACTCGACGTCGTGGCAAGCCCCCGCGGCCACCTGATCGCGCACAGCGGACGGCAGCTCATGCCAGTGCCGCCCGTCGAACGCCTCATAGGGGACCGTCTTGGCGTCCAGGCCGAAATGTGCGGCAAGCGCATCAAGCCCAACCCGCAGATGATTGCCTAGCAGCAGACGGGCCATCGGCAGTGTATCAAGCCACAGCTTGGGCTTGATCCCGTAATGATGCGCGAGGATCAGACCGTCGAAGTGCGCGTGATGGCACAGAAGCGTGATCTGGCCCCAGGGAAACGCGGCAAACAAGCCGGGCAGCGCGGGACCTGGGTACCAGACCGGCCGAGAGCCGATCCACTGTGGAGCGTAGATAGCCGCGCCGTGCGCCTCGAACCGTGGATCGCGAACATAGCTTTCCGTCGTCATCTTACGGAGAGTGTAGCCGCCCTTCGTGTCGTAGAACGTCTCGAAATCAAGACACACGAACATTCTTATGCCGCCGTGATCGCTGTACGCGCCTCTTCCCAAGTAGTGAAAAATTCGACTTCGGGCAGACAGTGAAAAACATTTTCGCGATGGCCCACTATGACGACGCGCTTGCCGAGCGCGAGCGCGATGCCGTGCTCAACGTGCCGCCCCCCGCGTGAATTGGAGCTACGGGGCGGCTCCGTGAAGGAAACAACGCAATCCGCCTCTAGAATATCCTCGTAATCTTCACGAGCGAACCGGACCGACTGCACGTCGCGGGACACCAAGCCAGCGTCGTCAATCTGGTGCCCGCCATTGATCCATCGCGACGTGACCATGTGGCCGGCTGCTTCCAGCTGCGTGCGATAATCCTGTAATTCGCGGAAGCGGGAGTATCGGGAAGCGAGATATATCCGCATTTTTTCAGGTCCTCCTTATCAATGAGCACTGTAAACAACATGCGAAACCCTTGGGTCCCAGCACGCGCGGCAAGAGCCGCAGCGGTGGCCCTGTTGCGGAGCTGGACAGTGGTATGCCCCGCTCGGAAGCTTGGCGAACGATAGCTCGTCGCCCACGGACGATGTCCACGGCCACGACCGCGGAACATGCTCGCCCATGTTGACGCTTGATACGCGGATCAGCAGGTTATCGGGAACCGCATGCGCCTTAGCGTAGTACTGCACCATGCCCAACTCTTGCGTCGGCAACCAGTACTTGATGCGTGGCGTTGCCCGTGCAACAGCGCACAGCTGGCCCAAGTGTTCGGCCGACTGCAAATCCCCACTGTCGTGCCAGCGGTGAAAGCCTGTCTCGTTCCAACGCCAGCGAGTAACGCCCCTCTTGCCCAAGGGAACCTTGACCAACGGTTCCGCATGATAGCGTTGCAGAAGAAATATTATCGCATCTACCCAGCGCGGATGCGCCAGCGCCTCCAAGCGGCGCTGTTGCGCGACCTTGACGTTGCGTACTTTGTACTGACCTCCGAAGGCATAGCACGAATAGCACACCGTTCCGGGGATCATCGCCAATCTTGCGCCGGTTCTTTGTGGTAGGGCCTACTCAGCCGCGCTATCCGCGTCAGTTTGACATTCTTGTAATTTGGCTTTTTCCGCGGCGGCAGCTCATGCCACCACGGACGCGGATCGGCGAACAGCACGTCAAAGTACTCTTGACTGTTCACATCGATCAGGTCGTCGATCGCCGTGCCGAACGCATGCCGGCTGCTCCACTCGTGCGTAAGCATTGTCTCAGTCATGACGCGGCTCCCTAGAATTTTACCTCAACGTCACGGTCGCGGTATGTACGGCCCGGACCGGTCTCGCAGTAATCGATAGCACGCCAATAATCGGCAACCGTGCCGATGCACCACAGCGCGCGGACGCGCCGGCCCCACGTCGCCAGCCACGCGCGGCTCTCCGTCCAAGTGATGTAGATTTCCGCAACAGGTTTCATGATGATGCCCTCTCTAGTCCGGCAAGATCGCCGCTCATGCCGTGCGCCTCCACTGCACGGCATGGACTGCGATCAGCCCCACAGCATGCGCACGGCAAGCAAGAGGCCAGGCGCGCACACGAGAATAAGAGCAACCGCCCACGCAAAGGCGATCGTCAGAACAATGATCGCATCGCGCATTACACGGGCTCCATCTCACAATCGACCGCAGCGTGCCCATAGTCGAACACGTCCCATAGCCAAAATAGGACGCGCTCAGTGTCCCATTGCGGGAAACACGCCTCGATAGCCTCCATGTCGCTCTCGAACGAGAGCGCGTCAACGCCTTGCACGAACACGCTCTTGTGCTCCACGCGATTGATCAGGACGTAAACGAACCCGTTGCCCCAGCTCTCAAGATCGAACCGGCCGTGACGCGTGCGGGTCATGACTTCACCCCGTGTATCAGAAGCTCCTCCGCTCCATAAACCGCGGGCTCGCCGCAGGTTTCGCACTCGTATCCGCCCGCCTCAGCGCCGCATGCGGTGCAGAAGCCAGGGTTATCAAGCGAACGACGGGAGCGGAGAACAGCCGCAGTGACCCGCTTCATGGTGACCGACTTGTGCATGGTGGTTAGTCCTCCTCGCTGTTCGGCGAGATCGACTATCACAGTCTTATAAGTATGTCAAGTGTGTCAATCGGTGAGGCGCGGTTCGTGCGTGTGTAGTCCCGCCGTTTTTATGTTCCACTCATGGATAGTGGTGCCGCTCGGCGTTTTTTTCAAGCTCTTTATAGAGACGGTCGAATTCGGCCTGCTGCTCGGCGGTCGCGGGCGTGTGCAGCTGGTGGAAGACGTTCCAAAAGTTCACGGGCCATCCGCCCGACGACTTATCTTCGTCGTAAATGAGATAGAGGTGCTTAGCGAGCGAGCCGCGAGAAGCGTCGATTTTGCAGAGCGGCGTTTCCGCAGGAGAAGGCGGGCACCACTCCGCAGGCCAGCGGGAGAGCGACCTAGCGGGACGGTCAACCCCAAGCTTGAGCCCCGAACCCCGGCTTACCACACAGCGCAAGATATCGGGGTTCGAGTGCCGCCCCCCTCCTATCCACCCAATAGTGCCGTCAAGCGCAGCCAGCCACTCTTGCCAGGATATCTCGGAGAGCTCGGGCAAGTCGAGAAACACACGCTCTCCCGCTGGACCGCGCGAGGGCAGCTGATAAGGCGCGCGTGACCCCTTGTGCGTCTCACGATGATACCCGCTGCACGCAAGATCGAGACAACGCTTGTAGCGCAGCCACTTCAAAGCCGGAAGCGTGACGGACGTCCCAGGCCGGCAGCTATCCCGAAACTTGCGGAACGTGGCTTCTGACGTTCGCATGCCCTCGCTCGCGCCCCGCGTCGCATCCCGCAGGGAATGACGCTGCATGCGCTCCACAACTTGAAGCCAGGACATAACCGCGAGCATCTGACGAAATTGACAGCGGGCTTGAAAAAGCAGGGTCTCGTTCTCGTTGAGAGTTAAATCAAGAGGTTGGTTTCTAAGCCGGGACGCCTCACGCATACGCTGCATTCGCGCAGCCTTAGCCACTTCATCCTGCCCGGTTTCATGAAGCTCAGCTTCATACGCTTGCATGGCGTCTAGAATAGCACGGTCCATCGCGTCGTTTTTCATGTTGCCTCCGATCACGTTCTCACATATGCGCTCACACATACGCTAACAGCTAAACCGACATATACACTAACGGTTATACCGTGGGGCGGTTCCCGTAAGTGCGAAAATAAATGTGAGCCTAGATGTGAGCTCGGATGTCGACCGTAATGTGAGCTTAAATGTGAGAAGGGCCTTATAAAAGCGGACAAACTCAATGGTGACGCGGAAAAGTAAATTAAGTGCGGCGCGCTTTTCTTGCAGCGGTTGCAAAGTTGATTGCAGACCTATTCTAGGGGCTTGTCGAGAGAGTTGATTTAACTGAAAAACGAGTGCAGTGCACACTTACACGAAAACTTGAATTAAAATGTTGTTATATATATATTATTTTCTAGAATAGTAATATATATATCACAGTGTTGCTGGTTTTCTGCCACAGGGGTGGGGTCCAAAATAATACGCCTTAGGGCGCTGTGGACTATTTTTGACTTTCACTTTTTTCAAGTTTTCGCCCTTGCTAAAACAGTCCACAACCCCTTAGGCCGTGTTTTTCTGCGGAGGTATCGCGTGTCAAGTTTGACACACCCTTCATTATCAAACACTTAAATCAAAGCTCTCGACAATGCTAGGACATTAATCCGCATCAGATACTAGAACATTCCACGTGTACAACCTGCCGCTTGATTGTTTGTTCACGTTTTGTTAAAGACGAACGCCGCGCACGCTTGAATTCCAAACTCAGGTATTTGGGGGTCCCGGACGGGTGTGAGTAATTTTAATCATATAATCTCGAAAACGGCGCACAAAAATTTCAACCTTGAAAAAATCACCCCCATCCCAAAACCAATACCTATTTACCTCCAAAAAACATATAGTGATTACAAGAGCTTAAGCCCAAACTTTCGACAAACCCCCCTCCGAACTCAGGACAGAGCTCTGTAGACTGAGGCACTTAGGTCGAATCTTATGACAACCCCCTGAAACTGGGTGCTTTCGGGGGTAGTTATTACCCATTGACAGTATTGGTAGGAACCGGGCGAGGGGGCCGACGCCCCTGCGGACCTCGCCAAGCTATTGTTAATATACAAACATTGGTACACAAACAGTCTACTTTACCGCGACGCGAAGGGGTTTGATGGATGTACGACGGCTCCATTTTCCTTTGGGGAAGTGGAGGGTTGCGACGGCTTCACGGTTTCGGCCGGTGATCTGCAGGATTGGCGTGTCGCTCTCGTGGCCGAATGCGAGGGTGAGGCCGGTCACGTTATCGTGGACTTGCTGACGGGTGATCTTCCAGTGTATTCTTCTGCTCATGGCGAGATTCTCCGAGCGGCTTGCGTCGGCGACCATACCGTATGCTGAGTGGGAAGGCCCTGACGAAGGCGGGGCTGGCGAGTTGCGTGTTACGTTTTCCGACGGGCGCTCGTATGTTCACGGCGGTGTGACGTGGGGGGAGTTTGCGGCGTTTGTTGCCAGTAGCAGTCCGGGGCGGTTCTGGCATGCGGTCTTCAAGGGGCGGTGACATGCCTGAGCTCGGCGCAATTTTTCTGGCGGTCTACTTCGGCACCTGTGCATGGCTGCTGATCCGGGTGATTCGGGAGGCTGAGAGGCCGGACTGGTGGTAGTGTGGATGAGGATGGCAGGCTGAAGGCGATAGCCGAGCTGGCGATGAACCGCCGGCTTGCGCATGCGGTGCTGTTCAAGCATCGGCACCCCAGCAGGACGCCGGACTTTCACTGGGAGATGATCGACCTGATCCATTCGGACGCGCCGAACGTGTTGTTTCTCGCGTTCCGGGGGAGCGGGAAGTCAACGATGCAGGAAGAGGCGACGGTTATTCAGGCGTGCTTGGGGGAGTTCCGCAACAAGGTGATACTGGGGTCTACGCGGCCGCGTGCCATCGACCGTCTTACCGCCATCAAGTATGAGCTGGAGTACAACGAAGCGATCAGGCAGTTGTTCGGCGATATGGTTGGTCCGGTGTGGAACGAGGACAAGGTCGTGCTGCCGAACAACGTATGCATTCAGGCGTTCGGGCCTGGGCAGTCGTTCCGCGGCGTGAAGCATCTGGAGTGGAGGCCCGACCGTCTTGACATCGACGACCTCGAAGACGAAGAGAACATTCGTGATATTAACAGCCGTGCGGCGCTGCGGTCATGGCTCAGACGGGTCGTATTTCCGGCCTGTGCGCCGGTATCGTTCAAGCGCGTGTATGCGACGCCTCTCGACCCTGATGCTCTGCCTCTGCATCTTCAGCGATCGTCATCGTGGGTGCATCGTACCTATCCCATTTACACGATCGATGAGAACGGTAGCAGGCAGGCGGCGTGGCCGGACCTTTATCCGCTTGCGTGGGTTGACGAGAAAGAGCGGGAGTATAGGGAGGATGGTGCCATGCAGGAGTTTAGCCAGGAGTATATGTGCGTTCCCGAGGACCCGGCAACTAAGGTGTTTACGGACGCTATGCTGAAGGTCGAGCCGCGCGTGCGGACGTGGCACGCGTGCTATGCGACGCTCGATCCGGCGCGTTCTGTGGGGACGCGCTCGGCGACCACGGGGTACGCGGTGTTTTCGTGGATAGGCAGCCGGCTGGTGGTATGGGAGAGCGGCGGTGCGATATGGTTGCCGGACCAGATCATTGACAAGGTTGTGCAGATCAACGAGACCTACGGCCCTGTGAGCATCGGGGTCGAGTTCACGGGGCTTGTCGAGTTCATTGAGCAGCCGTTGCGCCACAAGGCGTTGCAGCTGGGGGTGTATCTTCCGATCGTGCCGCTGAAGCCGCCCAGGGGCAAGGACCAGTTCATCCGGTCGCTGCAGCCTTATTTCCGGGCGGGCGAGGTGGAGTTCGCGACGGCGATAGATGCGGAGACCCGTGCGCAGTTTCTGGCGTTTCCTACCGGCAGGAAGGACGTTCCCAACGCGCTCGCGTATGCGCTCATGCTGCGGGCGGGGCTGCCCGTGTATGACGGCTTTTCTTCTGAGAATGTTGTCGAGGACATGCCGGTGATCTCGGGTGATCCGCTGTATCTTGCGGTCAACGCGACGTCGCAGTTTACCACGGCCGCGCTCGTGCAGGTGGTCGGCGGCGGGGTGCGCGTGATCCGAGACTGGGTGCGCGAGGGGCCTCCGGGCGATAGTCTTTCCGATTTGGTGAGCGCGGCGTCGATAGAGACGGGCCGGGCGGTGCGATTGCGGTGCCCTCCGCAGCACTTCTCCGAGTACGACACGCTCGGCCTGCGCGCCGTTGCGGGTAGGATCCCGGTGGACATCGTAGCGGCCGGCTCGTCCGTGGAGGGCCGGGAGGTCTTGCGGGGGCTCATGTCCCGGCAGAGACAGGGGCGGTCACTGCTGCTGGTCTCCACGGCCGCCCGCTGGACGCTGAGAGGTCTGTCGGGGGGGCTGGCTCAGCCCTACTCCAAGGTGGGCGAGCTCGCCGCCGAGCCTCGGGAGGGCGTTTACAAGGCGCTTATGGAGGGGCTAGAGTCGTTTGCTGCGCTTGCTGCGGTGTCCGGCCGCGGTGACGAGGATATTCACTACGCCGTTTCTCCCAAGGGACGGCGGTACATCACATCGGCAGCCGATGCGGGACCTCCGAGCCGGCCGCAGAAGGACCAATGGCACCATGACGACGGTGGATCGCAGAGGAGGTCTCTCGCCCGCGGTTAAAGTAATTGCGATCAGCATGGCGCGCCGGGAGGCTCTTTTCGACAATGGCATAGTCATGCCCTTCACCGTCATGTACGATGCTGACGGCGACGAGACCGACTGCGCGGATGACGCGAGGGTCGCGCTTGCGCGTACGCCCGGCGGCGGATGTGTTGCGATCGTCTTGCATATGTTCACGATGGCGACTGTTCATTAGCAGGGACTACCGATGCCCAGGAAGCGCGATCCGCGGACCGATGTTCCCGACGACGAGCAGCGCGAGGCGGACGATGAGTTCGAAGAGGTTAGCCGCAACGAGCAGCTTGCCGAGCGCGCTGATCTGCAGGATGCGCTGACTGATCTTTACAGGGACGTTGAGCTAGGCTGGGGGGATCAGAACAGTCGTGCGGACGAGCAGCTGAGTTTCTGGGACCTCTTCAATTGCAAGCTGGGTGAGTATCAGTACTACAGCGGCAACTCGCAGATTTTCCTTCCGATCGTACACAACGCCGTCAACGCGCGGGTGACGCGGTTCGTCAATCAGGTTTTTCCGCAGTCCGGCCGGTTCGTCGAGGTGACGGCTTCGGATGGTACGATTCCCCATGCCGAGATGGCTCTTGCGGAGCACTACGTTCGCAAGGCGAAGTTGCGCACGAAGGTGATGCCCGCGCTGTTGCGCAACGGGGACATTGAGGGGCAGTACAATGTTTATGTCTCGTGGCAGAAACGAAAGCGCTACGTGACGTATCGCACGCCCGACTCGGTAGGGCTTGCGGAAGAGGTTGCCAACACGATGGCCGAGGTTGCGCCGATCGAGCATGAGGAGATTGAGAACGAGGGGCCGCATGTCGAGGTTCTCGCTGATGCGGATGTTTTGATCCTGCCGCAGACGGCGGACAGTGTTGACGATGCTTTGGACATGGGAGGGTCCGTCACGGTTCTGCGGCGCTGGTCGAAGGCGCGGATCAAGCAGGAGATCGCGGAGGGCAGCATCATCAAAGACCGCGGCGAAGCGCTGCTTAAAGCGATGAGCGAGAAAAAGGAAGGGATGATTGACAAGGCAAAGGAAATGGCGAGCGCGGCGGGGATCAAGAATCCGCGTAAAACGGGCCCGAAGTTCGCGTTGATCTATGAAACCTGGACGGTTCTAACGATCGGCGATGAGCGCCGGCTGTGCGTGGTTCTCTATGGGAACAGCAACGCGGATGGTGTTCTATCCTGCAAACGCAATCCTAATTGGTCCGACAAGTGCTCCGTGCTGAGTGTGCCTGTTGAGAAGGTGCAGGGGTCCGCCAAGGGCAGGAGCAAAGTCGAGCCGTGCGCGCAGGTGCAGTACTACGCTAATGACGTGATCAACGAGGCTGCGGACAGCAGTATGTTCGCGCTGATGCCTATCGTGATGACCGACCCCAATCGTAACCCGCGCGTGGGGTCGATGGTACTTTCACTGGCGGCAGTGTGGGAAGTGGACCCGAACACGACCAAGTTCGCCGAGATGCCCAAGCTGTGGCAGCAGGGGTTCGAGATTGTGTCTGCCTGCAAAGCGGAGATTGCGCAAACACTGTCCGTATCTCCCGCGGCCATCACGCAGTCCGGGCAGACCAAAGTCAAGCAGAGCCAAGCGGACATCGCGCGCGAGCAGCAGGTCGATATTCTGACGACGGCCGACGCCGTGACGGTGCTGGAGGAAGGTATCCTCACGCCGTTGGTGACGCGGTTTATCGAGCTGGACCACCAGTACCGGGAGAACCCCACTCTGGTGCGCATGTTCGGGGAGATGGGCAAGCGCGCGACGATCGAGGAAGTTCCCCCTATCCAGATTGGGGCGAAGTACGCGTTCCGCTGGTTCGGGGTCGAGGCGGCGCGGAACGCTCAGCAGGTGCAGCAGCAGATCGCCATGATGAACGTGTTGCGCGGGATACCGCCGCAGCAGTATCCTGGCCGCCGGCTGAATTTGGTCCCGCTGATTTCTCAGCTGGTCGAGAACGCGTTCGGCCCACGGCTGGCCCCGCTGGTGTTCGAGGACCTCGCGGCTCAGATGCCGGTGCCGATCGACCAAGAGAACACGCTGCTTGCGAACGGGTTCGCCGTTCCCGTGCACGAGTTGGACGATGACCAGCAGCATCTGCAGATGCACATGCCGCTCTTGCAGCAGCCGGGGATGGGGAACGCCAGCAAGATCAGGACGCATATTTTCGAGCACGTGCAGGCCAGGCAGCGTAAGCAGATCGCGCAGCAGCAGGCGATGATGGCGGCCATGAGCCCGCCCGGTCTTCCTGGTGCGCCCGGCGGCGCCGGTCCTGGGATGGCCGGAACGCCCCGACCAGGGGCGATGCCGGGGCAGCCTCGTATGCAAGGGCCGGCCGGCATGATCCCGCAGGATCAAGTAGGGCCGCAGTCTGGTAGCATGCCGCGGTTGCGCGGAAATGGAGGAATGTGATGGCGTCGCTCTACATCGCCGAGTTTTCTTATCAAGGTTCGATCGAGGGCCAAGCGCTGGGAGCAGTGGTCAAGGGGCCTCCCGCGGCCGAGCAGAAACTGACGATCGGTACTTCGGTTTCGTCGGCGGCGTTTCACGCGGGATGCTCCGTCATTCGGCTCAACGCCGAGGCTGCATGCTCGGTTGCTTTTGCGGCGGCACTGGTGGGTCCTAACGGCGCATCGCCTCCTGCTGATCCCGTGGCTACTACGGCCAACATGCGTTTTGCTGCGAACCAGACGGAATACTTCGAAATGAAGGGTCCCGGTAAGGTCGCCGTCATTACCAACACGTGAGGTTCCTCATGCCCGGATTGTCGAGCCAACTAGCCGCGACTGTAGACACGCTTGAGGAGCTCCTACGGCTTCTATCCGATCCCGCGCGCTGTGCGCAGATGTTGGACGATCTGCAACAGAATTCAGACGAAGCGCGACGGGAAACGGAAAAGCTGGCGGCAGAGCGCGCGAAGGCAACCGAGATCAAGCAGCAAGCCGAAGCGGCCAGCTTGGTGGCAGAAGTGGCGCAAGCTGCTATGCAAAAGCGAGCTGACGAGTTGGCGGCAATGGAGAATCGGCTTACGGGATGGGATCATGCGCTTCGGATTTGGGAGACGGAGCTGAACGAGCTGAAAGATATTTTGGGCGCGCGCGTGGCTGAGTTCGAAAGCCAGAAAGTTCGTGATACCGACGCGAAGGTGGAACGCGAAGCGGCGTTGACGGAACGAGAGAACAATCTTGTGGAGCGGGAGCAACGGATCGAGAGCGACCGTGAAGCTATGAAGGCAGTCTTGCGGGCCATAGGGAGCTAGGCAGAAATGAGTGTCGTCTACACTGCGGCGCTGAAAACTACCCGCATGGCTGCGGTCATTGCCGCGATCGACGCGAACGCGTCGCCGGCATACATGGAGATCGGCACGACCGGCATGGCGTCTATCCTGGCGACAATTCCGCTTAGCGATCCATCTTTCACGGAATCCGGTGGTGTGATCACGATGGCCGGCGCGCCGAAGTCCGATACAGCGGCGGACAATACCGGGACGGCTGCGGAAGCGCGGATCAAGGATGGCGGTGGCAACGTTATCGTGAGCGGCCTCACGGTCGGCACGAGCGGGGCGAATATCAATCTTAATTCGGTCGCCATTCAAGCTGGGCAGACGGTGACGATTACTTCCGGCACGATCACGCACGGCTAAACTACGATGGCGTTCGGCGCTTCCCGTGGCACGCTTACGGCGAACGGGGCCTCGCAGGTCGATCCGTCGCCGATCAACGGGAACGTCGCCAACGTCGCGGTCGGCGACCTCGTTTACGCCGTCTGGGGTCAACAGACAGGCTTGACGGTTGGTGTCGGCCCTGCGAACCCGACCGACAACCTCGGCAATACCTATGCGTGGTGCAACGCCGGTAACGATCCCGGCACGCCGACGGCTCGGGCTGCGTGGTCGATCGTCACGACTGGCGGCACTCTCACGCAGGTTCGCGCTGCGGCAACGGCCAGCTCGAACAATTATGCCAACTTTGCACAGGTCATAGAGGGGCCGTTCCGGCCCAACGCTAATCAGCCTGCGGCCAACCCTGCGAACACGACGAACGACATCACGTCGCCGTTTACGTGCCCTGCGACCGGGACCTTGCCGCAGGCTAGCTGCAAGGTCATGGCGTTTTACGTCTGCGCATCCAGCGCGACCTTTGCCGCGACCAGCCCCAACCTACTGGCCGGACAAGCTACCAGCTCGACGCTGGTTGCGACCGTCATTGGTCATCAAACAGTAAGCAGTACAAGTTCAGTATCACCGGAATTCACAGGGACCAATCCGGCCGGGCAAAGCATTCTCGGCACCACGGCGTTTGCTGCGGATACGTCGATAACAGGCACCCTCGCGGCGACAGAAGCGCAGGACACCGCTTCGTTCGCTGGCTCTCTGATCGCGAGCGGTTCGCTGGCGGCGACGGAAGCGGCGGACGTAGCCGCTTTCGCCGGTTCGCTGATCGCTAGTGGCACGTTGTCTGCGACTGAAACGCAGGATACTGCCTTGTTCGCCGGCCAACTTGTTGCTGGCGGGACACTTGAGGCGACCGAGCCTCAGGATACGGCGGCGTTTGCTGGTGAGGTGACGGAAGGCAGCGGTATTTCCGGCACGCTCGCCGTGACCGAGGAACAGGACGTGGCTGCGTTCGCCGGGGCGCTGTCGTTTACCGGCACGCTTGCCGCGACCGAGGCACAGGATGCGGCTACGTTCGCTGGGGCGCTGGCGTTTACCGGTGTATTGGCTGCGATTGAGGATCAGGATACGGCTTCGTTCGCTGGTCAACTGATCGTTACCGGCACATTGGCCGCGACTGAGGAACAGGATGTGGCTCTTTTCTCCGAACAGCTTCCATCCGGCGATGCGTATTGCGCGTGCGTTTCAAGTGTGGGAATGTTGAAATACAATGCGATCCCTAGCTGAAGGTGTTCAGGGGATGAACCGAGCAATCGCCTTTGTACTTACGATGCTCTTGTTCGCGGGGGCTAGTTTATCATTCTCGGCCGCGCAAACAGTTCAGACGCGCGCGCAGCTGACGACAACCGTCAACGCTAATTTCGCGGATAACGTCGTTGGGGCCATCACGCCGGCTCTGGCTAGAGCTACGTACCTCAACATGGTGGCGTCATCGCAACTGATCAATGCGACGGGCGTGGGCGACGCGGCCTACCCGATGGTTGCCGGCGATCGGTACGTCTATACGACGGCCGCGTTCTCGGCGGCGCGCATATGGACGCTTCCCGCGGCGAGCGCGCTTAACAAGGGTGAGACGATCCACGTGGCCGACGCTGCGGGAGGTGTGACGAGCGTCAACACGCTATCGATCGCTCGCAATGGGACGGACACGATCAACGGCGGAACGGCCTCTCTGGTTCTCAACACGGCGAAAGGCGGCGCGCTGTTCGTCACGGATGGGGTATCGAATTGGGGGGCGTGGTCGCCTTTTGCTTCGAACGCGCTCGCGTTCGCCAACATTGCGCAGATCGGGGCGAACACGGTTCTTTCGAACTGGACGAGCGGCACGGCCAATATCGCAGCCAATTCATGGCCTTCCTGTTCGACGGGTAACAGCGCGCTTCAGTACACGACGAACACCGGGCTTAGCTGCTATACCAGCATGGCTAGTCTCGCTGTCGCTGATCAGACGCTGGCGGGTGGGGCGAACGTCACATCGCTTACGCAATCGACCGGCAGCCTTACGATCGACTGCGGCTTGCGTCCTTTACAGTACATTACGAACGGCGGTGCATGGACGCTGACGGCTCCAGCGAATGACGGTTCGTGCATCCTGTTGGTGACGAACAACGCGAGCGCTGGCACCATTACATTCTCGGGGTTCTCAGTTGGGGCCAACACTGGCGACGCGCTGACAACGACGAACACCCATAAATTTTCGCTTCACATTTGGCGTGTCAACGGAATATCCGGGTACAGGGTAGCGGCGCATCAATGAAACGATATCTTGCTCTGTTGCTGGTCTTTGCGAGCGCTCTTGTTGGAGCGGCGTTCATTTACGTCCCACCTATTAACCTTGGCGGGGCGATTCATTGCGCTGCGACTGGAGGTTCCACTTCAACGAGTGGCCTATTTACGATCCACACATTTACAAGCAGCGGGACTTTTCAAATCACCAGCGTTACTGGGGCTGTTAACTGTCCTTTGGAATACCTTGTCGTCGCGGGAGGCGGGGGTGGCGGGTCCGGAGATGGAGGCGGGGGCGGCGCTGGCTGCGTTACAGATGGTTCGTTTAGCCGAGCTGTAGGATCGTACACGGTGACCGTTGGGGGTGGAGGAGCAGGAGGGGCGGCGGGAGCTGCCAACGTTGGTGCGTCGGGGTCGAACAGTGTTTTCGATACGGTTACGGCTGGGGGTGGGGGTGGGGGTGGAGCGGCTGTAAATAACGGCCTGAATGGGGGTTCTGGCGGTGGCGGCGGTTTCAGCAGTTCTGGTGGGTCGTCTACATGCACGCGCGGTAGTGCGGGCGGCAACGGCAACGGCGCGGGAAACGGCGGAGGGGGTGGCGGCGCATCTGCGGTGGGTGCTGCTGCAACGGGCACTGTTGCCGGCGCGGGTGGAAACGGCTTTGCATCGTCTATTACCGGGTCTTCCGTGACGCGTGGTGGGGGAGGCGGGGGCGGCTCGCAGGGTTTTACGGCGGGCACAGGAGGGAGTGGAGGCGGCGCGGCGGGTACGAATAACTCGACAACGCCTGCAGCGGCGACGGCGAACACTGGAGGCGGCGGGGGCGGTTCGGGTTTCAGTGGAACGTTCGTAGTTGGAGGGGCTGGCGGTTCGGGAACTGTGATTGTACGATATCCAACTTGAGACTTCGAAAGGGAACCATCGTTATGCAAGTTTCCGGTTACGCTGTGGTGGATGACATCACGAATAACATCGTCCAGGTTTTCTTGGTAATTCCTAATCCGATCCGGCTACCGAACGGAGACATCGTGTACGGGGTTACGTTCCCGTGGTCGGGCAGCGGCCATAGTCTTCGGGAAACTACGATCGAGGTCCCCGACGTTCCGGTCCCCTATAAGATGTTCCGTCAGCGACTGACGAATGCGGAAAAGCAGGCGTTTCTTGAGCTGAACGCGTGGCAGGTGCGGGACTTTTTTCTCTATATTGCTTCGCAGGGGGGTGTACTCGGCAGTGACCCCGTTGTGCAAGCGGTAAAAACTCTGTTAGTGTCGCAAGGGTTGCTCACGCAGACTCGTGCGGACGAGATTTTTTCGAGCTGAAAGAGGCGCGTCATGGTGGGACTACGGACGATTTTGGTGGGGGCTGTTATCGCTCTTGGCCCCCCTGCGGTTCAATATCTTGGGGGAGTGGACTGGTCGAGCGTGGTGCCGCCTCCGTGGGATACAGCGATCGCAGGCGCGATCATGATCGGCATGCGGTTCATAACCAGGACGCCGGTGGGCCATCCGAAGTAAGTCATGCCCGCATACTCGACGACGGCGAACGGTTACAACGCGCTTTGGAATAAGGCGGCGCTACAGGCGGACGATCTGCTGCGACTTGCTGTGACTAGTGCGACCATCACAAAAAACAGGTCTCGATATGAGGCGGCCGGTAGTCGTGTAGGCCACCCTGAGCTCTGGCCGTTGATTGCCGCGCTTCACTGGCGTGAGAGTAGCGGAAGGTTCAACACCCAGCTCGCCCAGGGCGACCCGCTTCACCGGATCAGCACGCACGTCCCCAGAGGGATGGGGCCCTACGATACTTGGGAAGAAGGAGCGGAAGCGGCTCTGCGGCTGAAGGGATGGCAGAACATTGTGGCTTGGCCGATTTCCCGCCAGCTTTACGAGGCCGAACGGTACAATGGGTTCGGGTATTTTTCTCGCGGGGTGAATTCCCCTTATGTGTGGGCGGCGACTAGTCTGCAGCAGCGCGGAAAATACATCGCAGATGGCGTTTGGGATCCCAACGCGTGGGACACGCAATTGGGCGTTGCCGCTATTTTGAAGGACCTTCTGCCGCGCATTCAAATCACGCCGCTGCAGATTGACGAAGTAGCGTTATGGGTCGATAAAGTTGGGGATGTAATCGAGCAGCTTGTCGCGCTGTGGAACAACCGGCCCCAGCGGCTACGGGCGGACCAGTGAGCGAATTGCCAAAGAACGGGACGCTCTCGTTCGAGCGGATTATCTATTCAATTTTTACCACCCTGATCGCTGCGGGTGTAATCGGCTTGTGGACTTTATCTGTCAACGTCGGCAAGCTGGAAACGCGTGTGGCGCTTTGGTCCGAGACGTTCGAGAAGCGGTTCATGGACCAGGAAGCGCGGATTGAAAAGCGGTTCGACGCGCTTGAAAGCGACCAAAAGGCCCTGCGCCGGCACCTGAAGGTCCCCCCGCCGTAGCAGCCCAGTTGACACGACTGCCACAGACGTTGCAATATTCGCATCGATTTCAGGAGCTTGACAGATGCCGCTCGTACGAGGCCCCCATGAGAGGCAAGCCGAAGGCGATGACCGTTTCCTCGACGAAGGGGATGGCCCCCGTTCGTCGCCGGGAAGTGGAGAGCATGAAGCCGATTCCGAAGACGACTTCGAAGATGCCGTCGATGAAGCTCTCAGCGAGGGGGAAGAGTCGTCTGAAGAAGACGAAGCTCTAGACGAACCGCCGCGGCGACGTCGCGCGCCGGACGAGCGCGAGGCTGAGTTAGCCCGTCTCCGGGCTGAAAACGAAGCTTTGCGCCGTACGCAGCCGCCGCCTCAGCCGTCCAGCCCACAAGAGGAAGACGAGCATACATTCGAGCGTCGTATTGCTCAAATGGAGCCGTATGAACAGCTCGCCGAACGGCAGCGCCGGTCCGAACGGCGTTACAACAACTCGCTCGCGTACATCCAGGCATCGACCGCAGACCAGCTCGACAAAGCGGCTTTCATGGCGCGTTTGGGTTCCGACAAGCGGTTCTCCAAATACGCTGATGAAGTTGAACGCCGGCACCAGCAGCTGTTGATGGGAGGCCCGAATCAGTCTCCGCAGCTGGTGCCGCGAGAGACGATCTTGAAGGTTCTTCTGGGGGAGAAGATCATGGCTCCTGCGACTCGCGAACAACGCCGGGTGCAGGAACGCCAGCAGCGGAAACTAGACAACCAGCGTGTTCGTCCTGGAAGTAGCCGGGGGGACGTGCGAAATACTCAGGACCGCCGGGGCGGTCCTGGCGACGAACGAGAGGCACGTCGCCAGCGTTTAGCTAACGTGGAGATTTGACGATGCCCGTAAATCAGGCTGCAGCGTTCCAGGCTGACATTGAAGCGTTCCTTGCGGACGAGACGTTACCGCTCGCGCGGCGTCAGCTCGTTGTTTACCAGTTTGGTGATCCCGCGCGGCTTCCCAAAGGGCGGGGAACGTCCTACACCGCGACGCGCTACAATCGCATCCCGCTTCCTTATGCGCCTTTGTCCGAAGGAGTCCCGCCGATTGGCGAGAGCTTGACGATCGCGCAGGTGTCGGCAACGGCCCAGCAGTGGGGTGATAAGGTCACGATCACCGACGTGGCCGAGATGACTATCAAGCACCCGCTGTTCACGAAAGCGACCGAGCTGACTGGTCTGCAGATTGCTGAGACGTTCGAACGGAACACGTTCAACAACCTGATGGGCGGCACGCAGATCAACTACGTGAATACGCGCGGATCGCGCGGCGCTTTGGTGGCGGGCGACGTGCTGAACCCGCACGAGATTAATCGCGCGGCGGCGATTCTCAAGACGCTCGGTTCGCCGCGGTTCATGGGCGATGAACAGACGGATGAAAAGCTTTCCGCTGAAGCTGGTGGTTCGCGTGCGTCGGAGAACCCGCGGCGTATGCCGCATTACGTGGCGGTCTGCCACACGCTGGTGATCGGTGATCTTGGCGAGAACTCGATCATCACGCAAGCTTGGTCCTACAGCGATCTCAACCGGCTCTACAATTACGAGGTCGGCGAATGGCGCGGCCTCCGGTTCTGCGACAGTAACCTTGTGCCGACCTTCACTGGCTACGCGCAGGTGAACGGCGTGGCCGGTACCTCGGGCTCGCTCGCAACCGGCAACTACTACATCATCGTCACGGCGTCCGACACGCAAAACCAGTACGAGAGTCAGATTTATCAGGTGTCGGGCGTGGTCGCGGTGACGGGCCCGAACGGTTCCGTTGGCGTGACGCTGGCGGCCAATCCGGGGTTCACCTACAACATTTATATCGGCACTACGACCTCTCCGACCAATCTGGGGCTGACTGCATCCGGCTCGCTGTCTGGTCCCTACACTGGACAGGCGACGCAGCTTGCACCGGGGCAAACCGTGGTGCTTACCGGCATCGGCGTAGCGCAGACGCCTCCAGCGGCTCCCGCGGCGGGAATCACGGTTTATCCGACTTTCGTGTTCGGCAAGGGCGCTTACGCGCAAGTGATGCTTGATGATGTTAAGTTCACTTACCTCAAGGAAGCTGACAAGTCGGACCCGCTCAACCAGTTGCGCATTGTGGGCTGGAAAGCGTTCTACGGTACTCTGATACAGAATAATTTATTCTTCATGAGAATAGAAAGCACGTCGGCATTCTCGACGACGTTTGGCTGATAGGAGCGCACCGTGGCTTATCGCATTCGCTACCACGTTTGGGTTGATTGGGTGGGTCCCGGCGAAGGTCCGATGGCCGGCCTTGCAGGCTCGATTTCTCCTGGAGGCGGCGCGGGGAGCTACACGAAGCAGTTCGTACAGAGCCCTGTGGCTGGCACAGTGGTTGAAGGTACCGGCACCTTGTATGCGGGCGGGCACGCGATCGTCGCCGCGGATGTAGACACTCTGACGACCGCGCTGGCTGCGGACATCAACACGCAGATCGACGCTGCGGTGAGTGAACTTTCGCTTTGGCCGCAGGGCGGTAAAGTCTGATGGCGACTTCGACCCTTGGGACGAACGCGACTACATCGATCCCCGTCGCGATGCAATTTCTGTCGGGGGCCAACCCCGCGGCAGATTACGCGGCACTTGCCAACGCGATCTTGAACGACCAAAACCGGCTTCAGATTTGGCCCGGCGCGTGGTCGCAGAATGGCATGCTATTCGTTCCCAATCGGGGGAGCTTGCGTGTTTTGCCGGGCGATTGGGTCGGTGTGGACAATCGGGGCTGGCCGGTCCTTCTATCGGCCGATACGATTGCCAGCGGTTTGTGGACGCATTCGTAACGAGGTTCCGTCATGGCTCTTTTGGACGATGGCGCAAAGAAACGGCCTGAGCGCCCCCGTCGCGTTCCGACTGTAGCGCCCGAGCTTCAACAGTTGCTTACTTCCGAAGACGAGGAAAGGCTTCGCGGTCAGGCGCGCCAGAAGGTTGCCGCGGAAAAAAAGGCCGAGGCCGAGGCTCAGTTTTACGCCAAAGCGCTGGAGGAAGAACGTCGAGCGCTTGAACCTGCACAGGAACTAGTCGATATCGTGGTTGACGTTGCGCCGTTCGCCGACAAGATCATGATCGACGGAGTGCAATACTTTCAGGGGCATCATTACCGTGTTTCCAAGAATTTGTGCGCGGTGATGATGGAGATTATGGCGCGCAGTTGGGCGCACGACGAAGAGGTCGGCAGTCCCAATCGGAAGTTTTACCAGAAGCCTTCGCATGTGGGGACGGGCAACTTTGCCGGTGTGCATCCTGCAATGCGGGACACGATCGTGTCCCCGCGAGGCACGCATAATCCCCCTGCGGGGCGGCTGTAACGAGGCGCGCTAAATGCCGGATCAGGAAGCACCGCCGATTAACAGCCCTGCGCTGGGCGTTTCCTATCAGGCTCGACTTGATCGAGAAGGCGTCCGGTCTATTGTTTTTCAAACTCACGTCGATCAAGAAACACCTGCTGCCGTTGTAAATGCGCTGTTGGATAAGCTTGCTTTGGCGGTTGACCGGCAGATGGCAAAGACGGAGTTGGTCGAGCTTGCTCAGGAAGAACAGGAACTGCACAAGCGCATCGCGACGTTCAATGCGTCCTTCTCCAGCATGGAAGTACAGTCCCAGCAGCGGTGGGCGGAGTCCAACAAGAAAGGTGCTTGGGACCCCGACAAGCTGCCCCCGCAGGAACGGACGGCGCGGACGAACCTGAAGAACGGTCTTGAGCAGGACAAGGAACGCCTTATAAGATTGCGCGCCCGAGTGCAGGCGCTGCAGAAGGTGGTAGACGGTAATGGCTCTGACGCAAGCCCGTCTGAAGGAATTGCTCGACTATGACCCCGAGACGGGCGTGAAGTCTCTTGCTGTAGCGCAGTGCATGCGGCTTGCCGCGGAGGTCGCCGCAGCAGGGCTCCAACCTACGGGTTGATTGTCATGCCGCTTCAAGCCCAGCAAATCGTTACCCTTGCAGCCCAGATAGCCAAAGTCCCTGGTTACACTGCACAATCAGGCCAAAAATTAAACGCGATTTTAGCTGATCTCTGCCAGAATTATGACCTGGAGCTGGCGCGGAAAACGACGACCTTTCCTTTCACGGTTTCATCGGGTCCATACACGTTGCCGGCCAATTATCTGCGCGCTCGGAAGGGAATGGTGTTCTACACCTACAACGGCATTCCCTACTTCATGGTGCCGATCGACATCTCTGAGTACGACAGCCTCGTGCAGCAGGCGGGGTTCAATGATTTCCCGCGCGACTTCACGACCGACATGGCGGCTAGCCCGCCTGCCATGTTCGTGTGGCCGCCGCCGTCTATTCCAGGCATCGTAGTGACCGTGCGCTACTATGCGCAAATGCCGGACATCGCGACGCCCGAGAGTTCGGAGAGCGTGCCGTGGTTCCCGAACGATAATTATCTCATCACCCGTCTTGCCGGCGAGCTTATGCAGATCGCCGGGGATGACCGCGCAGAGAAGTTTTTGGGGGATGATCCCAATACGGCTCCGCTCGGGGCAGGTACGCTCCTGCGGAAATATCTTCAAATGCAGGCTGATCCGGAAGGAAAGACAAATACGGTTAAGTTGGATCGCCGGCTGTTCGGAACTTCGTTTAACAGGCTGTCAACCACAAAAATCGTAGGGTGGTGATGGCTCTCCGCAACTCTCGCCCTCTCAAGTTTCAGGCACGCGGGTTATCCGACACGCTTGACGGATCGAACGTGTTCTCGGGGGCGATGGCGAGGCTTTCAAACCTGATCCCTGATCCAACGACGGAAGGACAGTTCGTCTGCCGTCCTGCAGCGATCAGCTTGACGACCACGCTGGGGAGTCCCTGGTCTTCGGGGTGGTCTTCAGGGTTCGGGCCTTTGTCTTCCGCTAGTGATGGTGCCATTACGGCGCTCGTCGCCGTTGGCAGCATTGTTTATGGGCTGTTCACTTCGAACTCGCTGGGGTCCCCACGCGACGTTCCTTTCGGCTATGATCTGGACACAATGGCCCCGATCACGATCACGGGCTACACCGTGAACAATACTCCAGTCCCTCTGGCGGTCTCTGGCGAATGGGTGCCGCCGACGATGACTCTGGTGGGCACCAAAGTCGTAGTGTGCCACCAGGGTTTCGTCTCGCCCTTGTTCGTGGGCTACATCGACATATCGAGTCCGCTCGCGCCTACGTGGGCTGCAGGCAATCTCACTGGGGCAATCACGCTCACCACGCCGCCGACTGCTTGCGGGCAATTCAATCAGCGCGCTTACTATCTTATCAACCCTCCGACTGGGCAACCGTCTATCGTTTTTTCCGATGTGCTGGTCCCGCGCAATTGTACGAACGCCAACCAAGTGTTGACTTTGGGAGATAATCTGAAGCTGACGGCCGCGATTGGGCTGCCACTCAGTTCCGCGACGCAGGGGGGCGTCATTCAGTCGCTGCTCGTGTTCAAAGGCGACAGCAAAATCCACCAGATCACGGGTGATGCTGCAGCATCGACCTTGACAACTAACGAGTTGAACGTCGCTACGGGGACGAAATCACCACTGTCCATTGCCAGCACCCCGAAAGGGATTGCGTTCGTGGCACCGGACGGCTTGCGGATCATAGACTTTCAAGCGCGCGTAAGCGATCCGATCGGTATCAATGGCGGTGGGGTGAGTGTGCCGTTCATATCGGCGCTCGTCCCCACGCGTACGGTCGCCGCGTACGGCGCGAATGTGTACCGCGTGACTGTACAGAACGGTGCAGCTCCAGGAACACCCACGGAAGAGTATTGGTTCGATTTTGCGGACCAGCGCTGGACTGGTCCGCACACGCTTTTGTTTTCGCATATCGTTGCAGTCGGCGTCACGTTCGTCGGGCAGCCCAACGATCGTAGTGGGTTCCTGGTGCAAAGCGATACTGTGCAGTCGCCGACCAGCACGTTCGTCGAGCTGGGATCGCAGCTTGCTTTTCATTGGCAGCCGGCAATGCTGCCGGATACGGATCGGATGTGCGAGAATTCAATGGTTGAGACGACCATTTTTCTCGCCCTCAATCCGGGGGACAATTACACGGTTACGGCAGAAGACCAAAATGGTTCTGCTTTCGACACACTAATTGTTACAGCTGCCGGCACTGCAACGCTGTGGGGCGGGTTTCAGTGGGGGCAGGCGGTGTGGGGCGGCGTGCAGCTCGGCATTGCGCCGCAGCAGCTGCCATGGCACTACCCAATCGTTTTTCGCCGTCTGACTATATCCGTTTCCGGCAGCTCTTCGCTGGCGTTCCGCATAGGGAACATGCATCTTCGCTACGAGGAACTGGGCTATCTTCAACAAACACTAGCTGGAGCTTGATCATGCGCCGCTGGATTGCTGCTCTTTTCTTCCTGCTGGGTCTCTCGCCGGCCCAAGCGCAAATCGTTGGCGCGCTGCCGTTCAATCTTCAGAACAACACGACGGCCGACGCTACGCAAGTCATGTCGAACTTCAACACCATCGTCAGCGGCACCAACGCGAACGCTGCCAAGAATGGCGTTAATATCGACATCACGCAGCTCTCGGGACTGACGACGGCGCTCACGCGCGCTCAAGGCGGGTCTCAAACATTTATTGCGACGACTGCTAGTGGCGGGTCCGCAAACGCGCAGACGGTCGCAGCTACGTCCCCGACGTTCAGCTTGGCGGCGGGGGTTACTGTTCAATTCGTTCCCGGCTTTACGAATACGGGAGCGGCGACGCTCAATGTCGCTAGTGGGACGACGCTCAACGTCTACCGGCAGACCAATGTCGGGCCTGTCCCTCTGGCTGGCGGGGAGATAGTTGCAGGGTCCGTAACACGGGTCGTTTACGACGGTACGCAGTATCAGCTACTGCTCGACAGCGCCTCTACAGTTCCTCCCAGCGCGGTTTTTTATACGGCTGGAAGTGCGGCACCTTTGGGCTATGTCTTGCTGCAGGGGCAGGCGCTTTCGCGCACGACTTACGCGGCACTGTACAGCATTCTCGGCACGACCTATGGGGTTGGCGACGGGGTTACGACCTTCAACGTCCCCGACGCCCGCGGCCGGCAGTTCTACTCGGTAGACGAAGGGACAGGCCGGATCAGCGGCTGTGGTTCCAGCGGGGCGCTGGCGAGTACGTGCGGGTCGCAGACGTTCGTACAAGCGAACCTGCCAAATCTAACCCTCAACGTGAAGGCTGGCGCAGGCAACGCTCTCGGTGTTGTTTCCGGATCATCCTCCACGACAGTGCAGACCACTGGGGGGACAAGTATCTATCAGGCGGCAAACTTTGACACTCTCACTTTGCCGCTGGGGGGCTCTGGCACAGCGTTCTCGGCCCCGGCCATTGTCTTGACTGCAATCATGAAGTATTAATCGGAGACTGCGAACCTCAGGAGATGCAAGATGCGTAAGCTCGCCGCGACCATTACCGCTTTCGTCTTGACCGTTGTTCTTGCGGGCTTCGCTTTGGCGGGCGGCGTTCCGGCTGTTCCATCGAACCCGACGTGGAACGAGCCGAGTCAGCTTCTCAACACGCTGAACACGTTCATTCGCACGCTCAATGGTGTCCCGACCGACATGGGGTCGGTCGCCGTTCCCTCTCTCGGGAGCTACTGTACGGGTTCCGGGGCAGCGTCCGCTGCGGTAACCTGTAACGGCACGCGCGGGCAAGTCACCTTCACGTCGGTCGGCAATCTGGCTCCGGGAGCCGTGGTTACGGTGACGGTCAAAAATTCGGCCGTCAATGCTCCCTCCGCGTGCTCAGGGCAGATCATCTCCAATGGTGGCACCGCGGGGTCGGCTCCGTACGTGTCCACGATCTCGATCGCCGGTCAAACGATGTCGCTGCTTCTTGGGAACGGCGCTACGCAAGGGACAGGTACGGCGACCCTGGTTATTGGGTTCAACTGCTTCCAGTAACATGCGCCCGCTGGCCTTGGCCGTCGTCGCTCTCCTGATGACGGCCGCTTACGTGCCTGGGTTCGCCACTGGCCTCAAGTGGGCGGTCTTGACGATTGCCCTTCCTCCATTGCTCCTCACGATGCGCTGGCATTGGACCGAGGCGCACAAAGGCTTGCTCGCTTTTGCAGGCTACGCGCTCGTGAGCATCCTTTGGGCTCCTTCACTGGTGGCGGCCTCAGCGGCAGCCTTCGTGCTGCTGCTGGCGCTACTCGCCTTCCAGCTCGGCGTGGGGCTAAGCGATCTACGTCCGGTTTTCATCGGCGCCTCGCTGGGGCTCGTTGGCTCCTTGGTCATCGTCGTGCATTATCAGCTCGGCTTTGCCACAGACCCGAACCCGCCTGGGGGGTTGTTTGCGGACAAGAACAGCTTGGGGGAAGTCGCGACGCTGGTCGCGATTGGAACGCTCGCATACGGTCTATGGTGGCTCGCTCCCGTGCCATTGGCTACGGCGATCCTAAGCGGCAACCGCGGCGCAGTTCTCGGCTTGGCGGCCGCGTCTGTCGTAGTGTTGTGGGGACGTTCCGGCTACGCCTTGGGAGCGGCCCTTCTGGTCGTGTTCATCGCGTCCCTCGCGCTACTGGCGATGACTTCGCATGGAGGGATGGATGGGTTCACTACCGAGTTTCAACGCGCGGCGATATGGAGAGACGCGCTGCGGGAGCTGGACTGGCTCGGGCACGGCATCGGTTCTTACCGGGCCACCATTACTGCGGTTGGATCGTACACCCAATGGCGTCCGTTGCACGCCCATAGCGACTGGCTTCAACTAGTTTACGTATACGGTGTCGGCGTCTTGCTTTTGATTCCTTTCGTGGTAGAACTTCACCATGACAAAGTTATCCTGGTTCTTGTGGGGGTTGCTGGACTCGGACTTGTGCAGTCGCCGGCGAGCAACCCGGCAGCGCTTTTCATTATGGCGCTTTGTTTTGGCCGACTCGCACGAGGAGAAGTTGTTCATGAAATCCATGTTAAGCGGCCTCACCAAAAAGAGCCCTCCCGCGACGGACAGTTCCTCGAAATATCCGGGAGGCTCGGTGAACAGTGACACGACACGAACCAGCACCGCTCCTACCCCAAAAACTCTCGGCGGGCGGGCAGCCTAGGTTCAAGTGGGAGAAGTTCGCTGCGCTCGCGCGCGAGATCGTTCCGCTATGGCAACGGCACTGGGAAGAAATCGCGCACGATCGTGACAGCATTCCGCTCGATCCCGACTTCGACCAGTACTACCGGCTTGATCTAGAAAATGTACTGCATATCCTGACTGCTCGCGTGGACGGCGAGCTGGTCGGTTATACGTTCTCGCTCATCGGCCCCCACCTGCATTACCGCTCGACCCGGACGGCGCACACGGAAATGTTTTGGCTTGCGCCCGAACACCGTTCGGGCTGGACGGGGGTTCGCTTGCTGCGGTTGACCCGGCGCGGGCTGAAGGACCGAGGGGTCAAGCTGCACACGATCAACATCAAACTCTCGTTTGCCAACGGCCGCGTTGCCAAGCTACTATCGCGGATGGGCTACACCGCGGTCGATCTGACCATGAGGCAGATCATAACCTGACACGAAAGCACACTCGATGGGCGCGATTGCCAGCCTTATCGGTCCCGCAATTTCTGCCGGTTCGGCCATTTACGGCATGAGTAAGGGCACGCCCGCGCAGAATGTACAGCTCCCCTCGCCGCAGCAGTACCCCGGTATCCAGCTCCCCAGCACGATCCCCGCCGCCAACGCCGTCATGACGGGTACGTCCGAGCTGCAGAGTTACAACCCCCTGTTCTCCAACCTCAACCAGCTCGGGGGACAGACGCTGGCGAGCATCTACGCCAACCCCGGCGCGGGGGGCTTCACGGGAGGTGCGGTACGGGCCGGCACTCTCGGGATGGACGCTGCGCTGGCGCAGTACGGGCTCGGGCAGGGTCTGGCCGGATATGGCGGCCACGTTATGAACACGGCGTTCGATCCTCAGAACGCTCTTTACGCCCGCACGCTGCAGCAGCTGCAGGACCAGACCCGCGCCGGGCAGGCCGCACGCGGGATCAGCATGTCGCCGTATGGCGGTGGTCTGGAGAACCAAGCGCTCTCGAATTTCAATATCGACTGGCAGAACCAGCAGCTCCAGCGGCAGCTATCGGGTCTTCAGGGAGCTGGCGGGGCGTACCAGACAGGTGCCGGGCTGATGGGCGGCGCAGCGCCGATGTATTATCAGGCGGCCGGCATGCCCTACAACGCGTACCAGCAGATTTACGGGGATCAATTCGGCGGCCTCGGGCAGCTCGCCGGCTTGTACGGGCAGGGCCTGCAGGCAGCCAATCTCCCCCTGCAGAATTATTTGGCGTACATGAACGCCGGGCTGAACGCCTCGCAGTCGGGTGCAAATTACGGCCTGAACGCGGCGAACCTGGGACTTCAGCAGGCTCAGATGGGCTTCAACCAATCTCAGACGATGGGCCAGCAGTTCGGCCAAGCGCTGCAAGGACTGCAGAAGGGTTGGCCGTCCACCACGAGCAACGTTGGGTGGGGCGGGAGCGCCCCTGCATGGGGTGGCTATAACATGACGGGGCTTGCGGCATGAATTTCGGCAATATGGCGGCGGGCCTGTCCGCGACGTATCCCGGCATGCTCCAAGCGCAGGCGGACCAGGACGCGCACGCGCTCAACGCGCTGCGCCTGCTTGCTAGCCAGCAGGCGCTGCAACAGCAGCAGCAGATGTTCCCACTGCAGCTGGCCGGCGCGAAGCAGGCGCTGGCGGCGGGCGGACGCGAGTATGCCGGCGACGTGGCGCTTGGCCGCGCCATTCAGGATGTGTTGCGCTCGGAGCTCCCTGGAGGATACGCGGTACCGCAGCCGCCCGGTACGCCGTCAGCGCCGCCCCCGCCGCAGCTTTCACTTCCTCAGCAGAGCTTGCCCCCCGTCCTGCAGGGGGCTCCAGGCGGTGGCCCCATGATGCCTCCTGGGGCGTCACCGGGCGCAGGGCCCGGCGCACCCGCACCCCCGCCGGGCCCTGCGGCTCCAGCTTACGAGGCTCCTCAAGCGGGACTTGACTGGCGAGCCATCGCCACGCGTGTAGCGCAGCAGACCAAGGACCCGGTTGCCGTAGCACGGGCGGTCGATAAGCTGCAGAAATTCATGTCCGTACAAGCTACGCAAGAGTGGCGCATGCTTCGCGAGGAGCTTCTTTCCGAGCGGGCTGGCATGCGCGAAGCCGGTATGCAAGGCCGGTTCGAAGCCCGCGAAGCGGGCACACGAGAGCGAGCCGCGGCACGAGAGGCTGGTATTCAGAGCCGGGCGGACACGCGGGCCGCGGAGCACGCGCGCAGCCTTGAGCTGCGGCAGCAGCAGGTCGCGCTTCAAGCTCAACGGTTCGCGCAGCAGGGGGAGCAGAACCTGGCCCTGCGGCTCGTGCAGATCGAGCGTGGGCGGGATCAGGTGGCAATCGGCTCGGCTGCGGCCTACATGAAGGACCCTGAGCGCCGGCAGCTGATCGACCGTGCGAACGCGTTCTATGACGCGCTGGAGCAGCAGCTGCGCGCTGGTGGTGTTGCGCCGGCACCTGGAGCGCCGCAGCCGGGAACGCCGGCACCTGGACCCCGGACATTCAACCCTGCGACGGGACGGTTCTACTGATGGGCTTCCTATCGTCGGCCGCTAAGAAGCTGCTTGGCGAGTTTTCGGAAATCGTCGGCAGCAAGAAGCCTCCCGAGCAGGTGTTCCCTTCGCCGGGCGGCCAGGTGCTCAACGTGCCTGCGTCGCCGCTGGCAGGGGAGTTCAAGTCGATCGTCGATAAGCATCTGGCCGGACAGCCGGGGATGATGGACCCGGCGCAACTCACCAAGCCACAGATAAAGCCGGAACTTGTGAAGCTGTACGCGGCAATGCCCAAGCCTGCACCTGCAGGGGCTGGGCAGCCGCAGACGATACCTTCAGAGACGGCGGACGCAATAATGCAGGCGCTCAAGAGCGGCCCGGCGAAGCCTTCGGGGATGGAGAAGGCGGAACTGGCTGCTACCGCGCCAGCCGTCAAGACGCCAAAACTCACCCAGCCCCCGCCGCTGACTTCCGCGGAACCCTGGACGTTCGTAAGCGGGCAGCAGGGCTCCAACTACGGGGGCGTGTTCAACGACCCGCAAGGGGTCCCCTGGTACGTCAAAGCCCCGCAGTCGGATGTGCATGTGCGCAACGAGGCGCTGGCGAACGCTCTTTACCGCGCGGCCGGCGTCGACGTGCCAGACATGACCATGACCACTCTGCAGGGCAAGCCGGCAGTCGCCAGCCGTATGCTGAGCAAGCGGCACTACGCGCCTCTCGGACAGCTCGCCCCTGCCCCTGCCAGCAACGCTGAAAAGCTTGTGCGGTCAGGATTTGCTACGGACGCTTGGCTCGGTAACTGGGACGTGATCGGGCTTACTCGCGACAACATCATGTCGGCGCCGGGCAAGGCGTTCCGCATCGATATGGGCGGTGCGCTCAGGTTCCGAGCGCAAGGGAACCCGAAAGAGTTTGGACCGGAAGTCAAGGAGTGGGACACCCTGCGGAACGAAAACGTCAACCCACAGTCGGCGTCCGTCTTTCAGTTCATGACTATCCCCGAAATGAAGGCCAGCATCGACAAGGTGCTGGCCGTGCCGAAAGAGACAATCGTCAAACTCGCTACCCAATATGGAATGCCCGAATTGACCCCGATCCTGATCAAGCGGCAGGAGCATCTTGCCAGCATCAAGGAGGGGCTGGAGCCCACTAAGACCACGCTGCCAATGGGCCAGCTGCAGCGCATGAAGCGCGCGCAGACGCTGGGCTTTCATGTGGACGAGAAGTCATCGCCGATCGGCGGCGCGTGGTACCACTCCACTGGAAAGCAGTTCTATGAGTTCGACATCGGCAAGACCAAGACCGAGCCCGCGGTTTTTCTCACCAAGAACCCCAAGATCGCGCAGTACTATAGTGGTGGGCAGCATACTATCCCCGTGTGGACCCGAGCGCAGAACCCTAAAGTCGTTGATTTCAAAGGCGGCCACTACAGCTCATCCGAATTCAAGTCAATCATCGACCAAGCCCGCACGGAGGGTCACGACGCAGTTCTTTTCAAGAACGTGTCGGACCTGGGCGGCAAACAGGACCAGCTCGCTATCCTGAAAGAGAATTTGCTACGCTCGACTTCGGCGGTCTTCGATCCGGCGAAAAAAGAGAGCGCCAAGCTGATGGCCGGCGTGGCCGGCGGGGCAGTGCTGGCGGGAGCCGCGGGGCTGGGCGCGACCGAGGCCAAGGCTGAACCCATGGATGACGATTTTCAGACGATCAATGTCGAGGGCTATGGTCCAACCCGGTTCCCCCAGTCCATGACCGACGACCAGATCGCAGCCGCCATCAAAGCCGGAATTACGAACGGGTCGCTGAAGGCCCAAGAGATCCCGCAGGATAGCCCCCCTGCGGGCCAGGGGTCGCTGATGCGTCCGCCCCCCGCAGCGCCGCCAGCGACCCCGCTTGCCGCTTTGCAGGCCCAGCTACGGCCCTACCGAGAGCCCGGCTTGCGCGACCCTGGGCAGGCTGGGAAGCTGGTAGAGGACTGGGAGCGCAGCCTTATGGCCGGCCGCGGGCTTACTGGAGAGGAGCCGGGTCCGGCGGGGGGCGTTCTGGCAGCCGCCAAGCGCTTCCCTGGAGCCGTAGGAGAGGTCTTTCGGGAGAATGTGGCTGCAGGGGCCCGTGCCACTGCCAAACGCGCGGGTGAGGCTATTGGCGGCCTGGAGACCCCGGCCTACGAGCGGGGTGGAGAGGCGTTCGACGAGTTCATGAAGATCGTACAGTCGCCCAAGCAGGCGGCGGCTCGCGCGTTTGCTGGCAAGAAAGACCCGCTTCTAGAGACGGCTGCCGGCTTCGTATCGCCCGTGATGTCGCTGGGAGGCGTCATGGCAAGCGGACAGCTTGCCAAGGGCGCTCAGGCTGCGGCGGCGGCACGCGCTCTGCGGCCGGGCAAGGCTATGCTAGGCGAGATGGCCGACGATCTGTTCCGCCTTCGGGGTTCGGCGACTGCAGACCGGGCCGAGCTGCAGGAACTGACGCGCGGCTTCATCAAGGCCGAGCCGCAGTACTCTCAGCCGGGGGTGCAGACGGAGATTTACCGGGCGCTGGAGAACAATGCGCCGCTGCCGCCCGATAAGCAGGCGGTGGTGGACAAATTCATCCAGCCCATGCGGGACGAAGCGTTCGAGCTGTACGTGCAGGCAAAGGCCAACGCTGGAGAGCATGTCGATCTGTCGGATTTGGACCCGACCTACATGCACCGGCAGGCAAAAGGGCACTGGGCTGCCTACGACGAACCAGGAACGTCCGTCCTCGATCCGGTGACAGGCATGTACCAGCGCCAGCTCGGCCGTTCTACAGCCTCCCTGCAGGCCCCCAAGTACGTCTCGCTGGTTGACCCCAAGACGGGCAGAAGCATGGTCGTGCAGGACCTGGGCGACGACACGTTCCAGATGTGGTACCAGGGTAAGGTCGTGAAAGACCCCAAGACTGGCGCTGACGCGGTGCTTCCCTTCAAAGGCGAGATGAAGCCCGGCCAGACGGTCAACGCTGCCAATCAGCAGTTTGAAGTCAAGCGGTCGGTGACGGACGAAATCGAGCGCAGCACGCCGACGCGCTATCATCGTAACGCTTTCGTGAACACGGCCGATAACCTTGTGCGGCTGCGCGCCGTGGTGCGGAACCAGAACTACCTCAATGAACTGAAAAAGTCGCCGGAAGCATCCAAGTGGATGACGGCAAAAGAGGCCGTCGCCAAGAAACAGGGGTGGGTCGAGAGCAAAATCCCGCAGCTCAAGGGGACCTGGATGGACCCCAAGCTGGCGCACACTCTGAACGATTTCGCGGGTCATGTGCCGCAGGCTAACTATCTCGATTGGTTGCGGCGGGTGAACCACGCCACGACGACGATGATCTTCTGGAACCCGACGCCGCATGTCGAGAACGTGCTGACGCACTGGCTCGTCGGCCGCGGGTTCGACTGGCTGACACCCTATGGCTACAAGAGCCTTGCGCTCGACGGCTCCAAGGCGATCAAGGAAGTCATCACCATGGGGCCGAAATATCGCGAGCTGCTTAGGGAAGGCAGCGGGCTTATATATGGCAGCGTGCGGAACCGGGACTTCTACCAGACGATTGGCCGCAAGATGGGGATGGAGATCGAACGCGACCCGCAGCGCTGGGGGCAGATCGCGAAATCCTTGGGATTGAACCGCCCGCTCGATCTTGCGGGACTTCTCTACGAAGGCTCACGTCGCGTTCTGTGGGCTTCCGGCGACATGATGCTCATGCAGCGCATCATGGAGCTGCAGCGCAAGGGCATGCCGGTGCGGAAGGCGATTCGCGAAGCCGAGAAGCACATTCCGAATTACCGCATTCCGATCGAAGTGCTGGGCAGCCGCGGGCTCTCCGAGTTCATGCAGGACCCGGCGTTCACCATGTTCAACCGCTACCATTACGGCATGCTCAACAGCTACGCCCACATGGTCAACGACCTCGTGCGCGGCAAAACCGGTAAGGAACGGCTGGACGCGATTGGCAATCTGATGGCGCTCGGAGTTCTGACTTATGCGGTCTACCCCGCGCTCGACACGGCCATCCGAAAGCTGACGGGAGACCCGGAAACAAGCAAGTTGCGACGCGGCCCGTCCGCGGTTCCTTCGGAGTTGACCAAGGCGTGGCAGGG